GCCAATGGAGCACTAAAAAACAATTTAGTTGGGTGTGCAGGATCACCTGCTAAAAATAAATGATTTTGAAATATGGCAGAAAACTTAGGGTCTGTAGGTGCGTTAGAATGAGTAATCTGCGTATAAGTTGTTCCATCATACGTTGCTGCAGGGTTTATACCATCTGTTAAAATTACTTTTGGTGTACCAAAATTTAACTTAGAAAATCTAACTTTAGTTACCCCTACCATTGTAGGTGAGCCTGAAGTAGTTACTGCTTGCCAAGCTGAACTAGAGTTACTCCAATAATGTAAGTAGTTATTACCTGTTGATGGTTTTCTACAAGCTAAGATACCATCATTTATTCCATCCGCTACACATACACCTAACACAGGTGTGTTTGCTTGGCCTGTTACTGTTCCAAAATCGTTAGAAAATCCACTTATTTTTCTATAACCACCAGTAACAGCAGGTTCATAATTAATCAAAGATATAGCTGATCCAGGTTGTGTTTCACCTTGAGATAGCACATCCCTGCTAGTATTTAGCCCCCCTTGACAGAAGACTTTAAAAGAAGCTAAATTGTCTGCCATTAGATCACACTATTAAAGGTACTAGTATATGGACGATTGATCGCTGTTGATCGTACATATAGATTATCGTCTAGCAATATTCTACGCATAGACTTTATACCTTCTTCAAAATTACTTTGATGCATTGCTGCACTTTGTTCATTACTACGAAAGCGCATAACAAACATAATAGCACCATCAATAATAACATGTTTAAACCTGTCAGGTATAATGGTTGTATCTGTGTGTGCAGTTAAGTCTGCAGGAAAAGTAAAGTAAACATACTCTACTTCATATGCTGCATCAGTAAGAGGTGTAACACCGAACTTTTCTTCTAGTGTTTGATATACATACAAAGGTTTACTAACACCATTTGTTTGATCACCTTCGTCATCTTGTGTACGATAGTTTTGTAAATAGTCGTTATATGTTATTGTTCTAAGTGGTCTTGGTGTATTGTCTAGTCCACTAGTCTTTTTCAAAAAGAACGAATCCCAATCAACAGTACCCATGTCTGTAGGAAAGTCATAGGTTCGTTGGGCTGCTGTTAATGTTTGAGTATTAGTTGTTTTTAAAAAAGGATACTCTTGTCCATCTTGTATTATTAATCTTATGCTATTGTTAACAGCATCTTTAACTAAACCCTGTACGTTACGCACAGTATCAAATCCACTACCTGCAGTATCCAGAGTAACTTCATTTAATCTTCTTAGTGTATCGTTTACAAGTGTAATGTAAGTAGTTGCCATTTAAATAACCTTCAGATAAGCTGAGAGGGGCAAGTTGCCCTGCCCCCCAGTTTAGTTTATTTATGCGAGTGTGTCACGATCTACTTCATCAGCAGACATTTCACCTAATGCACTGACGTCCATCATTACGGCATATACACGTAGTGTACCTGCTGTAAATGAGCCGCCTGAACCTGCAAGGGTTACGTCAAGTGTATCTGCAGAAGTGATAACAATATCACCTGCTACAGTAGCTGAAGGGGCATAAGCTCCATCAGCAGCACCATCAATATCAAATGCAGCCACGTACTCATTGTCATCTACAGCCGTACCTAAAATTGCGGTAGCGTCTGTACCAGAGTTCATAGTAGCAGAAGCTGTTACTTGAAGACCTGCTGCCATAATTTTAGTATTAGCAGGAACAGTAATTGCTTGTACTACATCACCTGGGGCAATGCTGTTTGCAGTTAAATCAATGGTTTGCTCAACCATGTAAGGTTGACGACCACGTGAAGAACTTCCGTGTGCAGGAGCTAGAGTTGCAGTAATAGTAGCCATTTTCTATTCTCCTTATCGCAAGTTGTATATCGCATTAACCAACGCTTCAGGGCGTAAGATTTTGCGACCATATAGATGCATACCACGAACAATGTCAGCAAAGCTGTCTTGATCACGATATGTTTCTGTTTTATTGATCTGCTCTGCAGTTGCGACTGCTGAACTGTGACCGCCTACGATAACACCGTAGTTAGTCGCATTTGAAGCAGCTTCAGTTGCAGGACCAGAACCAATAGTAGGTAGGTTGTTAGATACATGTACCTGAAAACCGTGTAGGTTATTAACTACAAGACCATTTCGTATTCCACCTGACTCACCGAAATCTGCGTTCTGAAGACGTGAATCTTCATCTCTTAGAATTTCCATGAATACTGGGTCTACAACAAGCCATCTACCTTGTGAGTCAACATTTTGTTGATCCAACTTACGTGCCATACGAGCAATAAGTTGTAGTGGGTTTGCTTCACCTGCAGTTGAAGGTGTAGCTGTTGCACCACCTGTTCTAGGTAGAAGTGCAATTGACTGATCTGCAGTACCTGCATTAAAGTCAGAACCGTCTAACTTCATTGAGGCAAGCAATTCGTCAGAACCTGCAGTTGATACTGCTTTAGAACCGTTAACAGTTGTGTTAGCGGTGTTAGCATTACCGTGTATTGCAGATTGTTTAAAGCCAGATAGATAACCAAGTACATCTTGGTCAAACTGGTCTGATAGTCTATATGCAGCACGATCTGATGCAAGACTTTGGAAATTGACGTGGCTATGAGCCTCTTCAATATCATCGACCTTAAAAGCAAAGTAGTTAGCTTTGTCAATAGTCAATGAAAAATCTTCATCGTCTAAATCTTGTGGTGTAATAGTTGTACCACGTGCATATGATTTTACGGTGATTTCAGGTTCTTTAATGATTTTAACTGAATCACCCATTTGTGCTATCTCTCCAAAATAATCAGAGTTTGTGATAGCTTCAACAACAGATGCCTTGCGGAAAGCAAGTTGCACCTGTTTGGAATAGATCACTGGGCTAAAATTGCCGTTAGGTAAATTACCGTGACCTGCTGCTGATGAAAACGCCATTATGGTTTCTCCTTATATTAGCAGTAACAGATGCGAAACACACAGATATTCTATTGGAGGCTAGACATCGTAGGGTGCATATTTACAACACTTGGCCTTTGCGTTGTATTTATGGGCCATGATTTACTAGGTAAGTCCGTAAGCCACTGTTGTTTGCTTGGGGATGCAGCTAACGCAGGTATCCATATAGGGGCTGCGTTAAACTACGATACATATAGTTATATCATAAATAACTATAATGTCAATACTTTTTATCTAGCTGACCCAGATAAATCGTATATAAAGTTGCCTGTACGAATAGCTTCCATAATCTCATCAGAGTTTCTTTCGTATTCGACTGCAGACATTTTTTGTACATCAGACTCTTTGATCGCATTTCCCATTGGATCAGACTGAGGTTTACTGCGTTCATTCCGTGTCTCTACAGAACGTGCAGCGTCTTTTGATGAAGCAGATTTTTTAGGTTTAATGTTCTTATCTGCTTTATACAAATCAATTGCTCGTGCAGCAGACCTTGCATCTGCATCATTTTCATAAAGAGCTTCCTGTACCCACTTGGGTTGTTCTTCTGCCCATTCATGAAAATCGTCACTGTCACGAATCTCACCAAAATCAGGATGTAGTTTAAGTAATTCAACTTCAGCTTTTTCTCGTGTAGCTGTAGCTTTCATTTCATCTATTTCTTTTACACGTGCTTCAAGACCTTCTGCTTGCTCTCGTGCTTTTTTAATTGCAATAGTTTCTACGATACCTGCTACGTCAGGATATTGTTTTGCCCATGCTTCAATATCTTCGTCTGACTTTGGTAGTTTAATCTCACTTTTAGTAGACTGAGTTAGTTGTTCTTCTAATGCTTTGATACGGTCTTCATATTCTTTTTCTTTTGACTGTTGGTGTCTACGTAGATCACCGTATCGTTTCTTAAAGCTACGTTCCTCTGCATTTTTAGGTTCTTCTTCTTTAGGTTCTTCAACCTGTTCTGTTTCACCTTTTTGTTCTGCGAGTAGTTGTTCTAACTCTTCCTCTTCTTTTTTTCTTTTTTCTTCATTAGTATACTTGCGATTTGCAAATGCTACTTTTTTTGGTGACTGCATTTCTTCAGCCATTATTTGTTGTTCTGACATTATCTGTCCTTTCACTAGGGCCACCGTAGCCATGTTGGATGGGGGATGGGTAGCTAGTCATATGGTAATATAAATTACCTTAGTCAAATAAACTTTCAGAAAATGAATCTTCTTCACTTACATCTGAATATTTATCTGGTAAATCTGCAGCAGGGGTAGTATTATTTGCTGTTGCATTTGCTATTATTTCTGCATGAGATGGTGCGTTGTCATTGTCAGAACTTTCATTAGCTTCATTTACACTATCTGCAATTTTATCTCCATCACTATTAAACATTACTTGTGCTTGTGCAATATCATATGTAGATAAACCCATTGCTGTTCCTAACGCAGGATCACCTCCTGCAGCCATAAAGTCTGACATTTTATTAAATCGGTTATTAATTATTTCATAATGTTCTGCTACATTTGCATTACCACTTGTAACCGCATTATCATATGCTTCTGCTTCATCCATACTTAACATGTTTGTAGCACCCGAAACTGTAGAAAACGGAGATTGAGAAGGGTCATACATAGGATTGTATACATCCGATTGTTCGTCTGCACCTGTAAACATATTTGAAAATGTATTTTTTAAGTTTTCAATAAATCCTGTTTCTATTTTTGGTATTTCAATACCTAAATCGTTCATTAAATTTTCTAGTTGATTGCTATATGCATTTGTTGCTGTAAATCCTGCAAGTCCAATTAAAGGAACTTTTAATCCTAAACTTGATACAAGAGCTTTTGCTTTTTCATTATCTAAGTATGCTTGTTTAATAGCTTCAGGGTCTTTACTTTTCTTTAATTCAGCTAGTTTATTACCGCTTTTATTTTTTACCATATCTTCTAAACGTTTTTTAGTGCCGCTTTTATCGTCACGAACTTGTGTAGTTTCTACAGATGTACTTTCTAAATCTGTTGTAGTTGTTTCGTCTGGATTGTAATCTTCTTTTGGTATAAATCCTTCAGGTATTTCATTTATAGGCTTATCATTATAAAAATTAATTATACGTGTTTCGCCTGTTTCAGGATTAATATATTCTTTTTGTGTATATACACTATCTACTGTAGGCACAAAGTCATCTGTAGTTCCTGTTGTACCTGTATTAGTTGTAGATGTAGTTCCTGTTGTAGTTTTTGGTGCAAGGCTACCGTCATCAAATGGTGTTGCATTGTTTGTTACAAACTTAGGCATAAACCCACCTGCAGGTGACGGTGCAGGAGGTGGTGGAGCTATTGAACTTGCAGGAACAAACGGTGCAGCTACCTGTGGTTGGTTTTGAAATACAGATTGTTGATAGCCACCTATACCTGTAGAGGGCATAAATGTACCTTGATTTGCATGTACAACACCACCCTCTGCCATTTCTTTTGGTTTATCTTCTTCTTGTTCACCTGTTACAATAATAAGATCGGCCATATCAAAAGGCATATCATCTGGTATAGTCGCCTCTTCACTATTACCCATTTGACCCATGGCTTCCATTTTCTTTAGACCCATTTTAGCGTCTTGTCTTAGTCGCATTAAATTTTCTAAACCAATGTAACGCACAACGTCAGCAGGAAAAACAAACTCACCTTCACTTAACATGGCAGGTATATCATCACGTACTTCTTTTTTGGTAGAACCAATAGGCACATCATTACCAGACTCAGGGTCTACTTCACCACCTTCGTCTTTTAAACCACCCTCGTTAAATAGTTCCATCTGTTCTTCTAACATAGGTTCTTCCTTTTGTTTTCTTGTATCAGATCGACTTATTGCGTATTCAATAGCATCTTCTCTGTATCTAAATTCAGGTAATTCCTCACCTGTAATAAAATCTATAGGACCATTTTCTTTTACGTATTCTCTTATTGTATCATCAGAATATTGATTGCCATTTTCGTCTACTGTAGGCATAGTGTAATACTTACCGTCTATTTCAAAAGTAGTACTACGTTCAGAATAGTCTTCACCTGTTTCTGGATCACGCCATATAGTTCTACCAGTTACAGTTTTTTTACCTGTGTCAATAGGGTCAGCCATTCTTTAAAACTTCATCTCTTAATAGTTTAAGTCTACGTAACTGATATACTGCTCCTTGCGCTCTATGCACAGCAACCGTATTGTCTGTTTGTTCCATTACTCTGTGTTGTTGATCTATTAAAGTATCTAAATACTTTTCAAACTTATCCCATTGGGAGTGGTTGCTGACCAACCCCTTGAGCTTGTTGAGGTGCTCCCTGTCCTGCATTTCCACTAAATCCTTGTTCTTGCGGTGTTGGTGCTTGGCCTACGCCCATGTTTCCACCACCTGCCCCTGTTGGGTCCATTGGGTTAGCCCCTGCAGGAGCACCCTGTTCTGCTTGTTTTTCTTGCTGAAACTGTTTCATAAGTTCAGCCTGTATAGCAGCGTCATTCATATTGTTGGTAACTTTGTCAGGGTCAAGATCAAGAGACTTTGCAATCTCACGAATAATATATTGAAACTTAGCAAACGGTGCAAGTGCAGGGTTAGATGATACTTGCAAAAATTGCATAAGCCTTTGGCTACGTACTTCATTAGCCATAAGAGATTCTGTTCCACGTGCCTTGACTTCTAGATCGCCTTTTATTTCAGGGTCAAAGTCAAACTGCATGTTAAATCTAAACAGCCCCTCTCCTAGTGGACGTAATAAATAATCGTCTACATTCTTAATAACATTTTTGATTGTGCCACTAGCTGCGCCCATCAGCATACTAATACCACTGGCAGTTCTGCCTACACCCATGACACCTGTTTGACCATGAGCAAAAGAAGGAAAGCCTGTAGATTCGTCAGCTAGTACTCTGGCTTTGTCAAATAGCTGTAGGTTCTCACCTGCAACGTTTGGAAACTTAGTGCCAAAGATAGCTTGCCCTGGAGCACCACCCTGTCTTCTAAATACTTTCCCTGGATATACTGATAGGTCTTGGCCTGGAACTAAGTTGGTTTCATCTACCTCTATCAACAGGTTGCCTGACAGTACAGCATTATCTACAGCCATACGCATAAAGCCATTCATTAGTGTTTGTGTATCGTCCATGTTTTCAGCTATACCTACACCAAAAAATGAATATGGGTTTAACTCATATGGCGCAGCCATATACGGAATACGTGCAGGTTTAAATGGATTAAGAACCATACGCAATAGTTTACCATTACAAATCCAAACATTTGCTTGTAGTTCGTCCATTTCAGAAAGTTCTTCTGGTATATCTACACCCTGCTCTTCAAGCATTTCAACGTCACACATACCCCAATACTCAAGTACCTCAAATCTTTCGATACCGTGTTCTGGTGCATAATCAGCTAAATCATCTTCCCAATATTCTTTGTCGTAGTTTTCTCCAAGAGCTATAGCTTCGTCAATAACTGCTGATCGAAAGTATGGACGTTTCTTTAGGTTACGCATTTGTGAACGAGATAACTTATGTCGCTCTACTACGTATTGTGCCTCTTCTATACTATTAGCATCTGGGTCTGGGTAGAAATTCCACACAGATACATGAGATACCTGTGGTATTGTTTTAAATGTAGGTGAGTATTCTCCTGTTTCGTCATCCCAACTAGGATACTCTTTGTCTACAGCAAACGGTCCTTTCATTACACCAGTGCCAAACAATGCCATTTCAAATGCAGTGCTTCGTAAATGTTTAGATGCAGCAGACTCATCAAGCTGATCCTGTATTTTCTTCTGCATCTTCTTTGCTGCAATCATAGCAGGACTAAATGTAACTGCAGTAGGTGTGCCACCTACACCTTCTTTAACACCCTCAATAGAGTCTAGTTTTTCTGCTAGTTCAGGGTTAAGTAACTCTTCTAACGTTTTAGCCGTAGCACCTTTAGGTATTTCTCTACCGTCACCTGCAAAACCATAAGGCGATACTGGATCGCCCTTTTCATCTTCTTGTAATTCTTTAGGCAAAGCAGGATCAAAAGAGACATTTTCTACTACACCTTCTGGAAGTTCTGTTGGATCAACCGTTAATGGAAACGTATTTTTTGCAAACAGTACATCTACAATTTGTCCGTATGCTGCAAGTGTTTTAGTTTTAGTTACCTTAATAAATACACGAGACTTTTCTGCTTCAGTAAACTGAACGTCAGGTCCATATATACCACGATAGTTTCTGTACGCTTTTAGCCAACGTTCTTCATCTTGCCTACGGTAATCTTCTGCACGATGATAACGTTCCATAATAAATGGAATTATCTTAGATGTATCTGCGTCTTCTTCTACTGAGTTATCTGTATCTTCAAGAACTACAGCATCGTCCTCAATAAATACTTCGTTATCTTCTGCCATTTATTTTTCCTTAATAACCAAATGTTGCGTCTGCTACTCGCATACCCATTGATGTTGTTCCGTGTGGATCATAATCAAATATACTAAACCTTGGTCTGGACATTATACCATATCTTAACGCATCATACAAGTGGTCTTCTGCGTGTGTGTCCACATCTTCTGGATTTTTTTTATCTACAGGTATAGCAGGTAATTGTGATATTGTTTCTGTGCAGGTATTAAAAAATACTAATCTAGGGTTTTCTGTAAATTCATCTACCTGTAAACGTCTGTGTATTTCATTTTTACCTGCTACACGAGAACCTTTTGACCTATCTGAAGGACGCCATCTACATCCTCTAGTTATCATTTGTTCCGCAAGGCTTGGACCTGTATCGCCACGCTTATGCCATAAAGAGCTATCCAGTACTCCATATTTAATATTTCCATCTTCTGCCTCTAGATTAAGAACCATGTCAGCTAAATCTGTAGCTAGTACTTTACTGACGTACAATTCTCTATATACTACAAGTTGTTCATCTGGGGCAACGGCAAACCACAATACACCACTATAAGAACCATAACCATAGTCACATGCTCTAAATTTTACCCAGTTAGGGGGTATCTTAAATGGTTCGACTACATGTATATTTCTATCAAACTCCGTAAAGGCTGCACCTTCTTTTATATCCCAGTCACCCTCTAGTAGTTGCCTACGTTGTTGTTCTGGTAGTGACAGTAGCATTGCTTCGTAGTCACCTTGTGTAGCCAAGTATGGGTTGTCAGATAATCGTGCAGGTATAAACCTACGTTTAAATAGTGCCTTACCTGCTTTAGCGTGACCTGCAGGATACCTAAGAACTTCTCCTGTTTCTAAGTCTCGTGCTTCAAATGATCTACCTGCAGGTGCAGGATCAATAAACATTTTTTTTACCCAGTGATGTCCTCTACCTCCTGGGTTAGTGGTAGCTCTCATGTATACTGGCAAATCGGGTGCAGTGGACCGTAGACGAGAGCGCATGTAGTTCCATGCAAATGGTGAGGGCCATTGTGTCAACTCGTCAAAGCCTATCCAACTAAACGCTAGACCTTGGTAACGCAGGACGTCATCTTCCCTGTCTAGGTAGGACATCCACAATCTCGCTCCAGAGGGCGCAGTCCACTGCATCTTTCGTTCAGACCACTTAATACCTTTCCAAATCTTAGGGTACATTTCTTGTGATTTAAATATAAGTTCCCTAAGTTCTTCTGTGGTATGCCGTAGTAGTAGCCCTGAAAATTCAGGATGACCCATATACCTTAAAGGGTCTGCCAACATAGCATAGCTTTTGCCACCACCTGCAGAACCGCCATATAAAACTTCTCGTTCACCTGCAGCTAGAAAGTCTGTCTGTGGACCTTCATTAGGTTTAAAAATAACGTTGTGTTGTTCCTCAACAGGAATCTCCTCAACGATACTAACTGGCTTTGGGGTAGCTTTCTTCTTCGTAGGCTTTTGCACCGATGCGTTTGTTTTCAATTTCTTCCGCTTTGGCGATTGCCTTTTTCGCATAGTCTGCCCATCTGCGTAGGCTTCCAACTTTGTTTTTTCTTCTTCGTTCATTGTCCAACCGTTTCTTGAGTCCTACGTGAGATATAGATCGACCTGTATTTCTAGATAGCCAGTTTGCTACCTCACGATATGAATATTGTTTTAGATACCTTTTTGCCTCTTCAAGCATGTCAAGTTCATTTTCAACAGGTTGAAGTATATCGGGGTCATCCTTATCTAGTTCATATCCGAATGGTATTGTTCTTGATATGCGTGGAATAGCAATCCATTCGTTGTCTTCTTTTATGTCGGTTGGTTGGGGTAACTTCCACTTTTGTA